TTGTATATACATTATAACATATTTAAGCATAATGTCAACCAAAAAAAGAGCGAGCCCAAAAGGACCCGCTCTTTAAGTTATTAAGACTGTTGTGCCGCCTTAATATATTTTCCAAAACGATCATGGAATTCATCAAAACATTCTACNNTTCTACTTCATCTGGATCGATTGGTAACTGGTATTGTGCAAGGGCTAATTTAATGCCCATAACTACCATTTCTGTTTCGAAGTTATCCATTGCAAAGCGTAGGAAGTTGTTGACTTTATCGTCAAACTTTTTATCTCCTGCGTCAGATGCTTCTTTTAGTTCATAGCAAAGTGATACGGTCAAGGAATACATAGCACTGACTTCTTTGGTGCGCATCTCCTTAACTTTACCTAAAAGAATATCGGATGGGTTAGGCATTGAACTTGCAACTTTACGGTGTGCCATAAATTTAACAGCAAGTCCTTCACCAACTGCACCAGCAATCAAATCAGTTGTGGTGCTTTCGTCTAACTCATCTTCTAACAGTTCGCTAACAAACGACCATGTACGTGGTGTTGCAAATGAACGTGATGATGATTTAGGATCGAAATCGTATAAATCGTGTTTTGCAAAAGTTAAGTAACCAACAACATCATTATGTTGTTTATGATCTACTGCCCAAGTAAACCAGTCATCAAATGATACAGCAAGTTCTAAGTGAATAAAACGGTTTGCTAATGGAGCCGGCATACGGTAAGTAACACCTTTGTCAGCATCACGGTTACCAGCCGCTACAATTACAACATTGTCAGGAAGTTTGTACTGTCCTACTTTACGGTTAAGAATCAATTGATAGGCAGCCGCTTGTACACTAGGTGCCGCTGAGTTCATTTCGTCTAGGAAAAGAACAATGTAATCAAACTGCGATGCAAATTCTTCATCTGGAAGTTCGCTCGGAGCACCCCATACCATTTTACCAATATTAGTATCAAAATATGGAATACCTTTGATGTCTGTAGGTTCCCAAAGTGATAGTCGAATATCAATTAAGTGTGAGTTACCAAGGCCGTCTGTAATCTGTGATACAATATCACTTTTACCAATACCTGGAGGACCCCAAAGGAAGATAGGACGCTTCTTTTTAAGAGCATGTTTGATGCTTGTTTTTGCCTGGTTTGGGCTAACTGTACGAGTTACTTCTGACATAGTGTATTCCCTCTTGTGTGTTATCAGTGCTAATTTCTAACTATATATATAGTATAGCATCAATAAGACAAATGTCAACCGTTTTTTATGATTTTTCTGATCTTTTCATAGCTTTTGTTAAGCCATATTTGCGAACATCGCCGCTGAAAAGAGTAAGTTCGACTGCTTTTTTTTGATCTGTTACTATAATACCTTTGTTGGTTATATAGTAAGGACAACTAATAAATTGATCTAAAAATATAATAACTTGTGTAGTCAAGGGCATATCAGGCGGAAATGGTATATCGTATGTTTCAATACCTATTTCCATAAGTATGTCGTATCCTGATTCTGTAAGCCGTAGTCCGCCTGTATCCTTACTTCGAGTATTTCTCCACCAAAGCGGCATATATTGTTTAACAGTTGCTGAGTCAGTACTTTTATTAAGTTGCTTTAGAAAGACTTTAGTGTATGTTTCTTTCCAGTTCATTCTTCTTCAACTACATCACCTGTTGTCATTCGCATAACACAAAATTCTTCCGAATGAAACATGTCATTTAGCTTTTTAGCTAGATTGTGTGCATGTCCTGGATTAGAGAAACTTGTTTTTTTATACTTAGGACCAGGATAGTTAGTTAAAACATTTGAACTCTTTAGATTAAAAGGTTCGTCCTTATAAAACACAGCCCAAATAGCTTCTGCTTTAAGAATTTGTTCGCTCTTATATGTTTTCTTATCTATGTTCTCAAGAAGAACCGTTGGTTTTGGTCTACTCATATGCGTATCCTTTAATATAATATACGCATATATTTATCTCTTTTAAGTTATCTACGTAGTTTATTTAAACGTTTTTTTAGACGTTTTTCTACTAAAAATTTCCAACAAACTCGAACAATTATGTATACTGGATATATTAAAGGTATGCTGTAACAACGATTTCCTTTTACTACATGGCAGGTATAAATCCATGAACCTTTAACAGAAGAAAATCCTACAATTGACAATTACTTCCAATCACTTTCCGAACTACCAAGTTGAACAACAATATTGTCGTCCTCGCCTGAAGCCTTTTTAATTAGCAGTTCTTCTAAGTCGCCATTTAGACGTGCTAAAACTTCACCTAAAGTAAATGCTAATCTTTTTGCTGTTTGAGTATCTAATTTTATTTCTCTAGCATTGCTTGCATCTGCAGACTTAACAGTTGAAATAAATTGTTGTAATGGTAATGTGTTTATTGGATCAGTCATTAATTAACTCCGGAATAAATTCATGTGCAATTATTTTATGTGTGTCAACACTATAATGTTCTTCGTCAACTTTTGTTTTTTCAATATCTATATTGTGATGCTTCATTATCCAATCAGATGCAGGTTGACTTAAAAACTTTGTATTATTAAGGTTGCTATATAGATCAACCTTTTCAGGCCAATCTACTCTTTCGTTAATTCTCCATACATATACAGGTATGTTTTTTTCTGCACACATATGATCGATAAGAGCTATATCTTTACAGTATTGTTGGTGTGTCAGATGCGTACATACTTCTGTATGAAACTTCATGTGCATATAACCATCATCATATCCTTGCCAACGGATACCACCTTCTAATAACGGTACTCCGTGTGTGTATTTTCGTACACTTGAAACTTTAATTTTGTCACTCCATTCACCGTAAGTAAAATTAACAGTATTAAAATCATCGTAGCAAATAAATTTATCGTCTTTTAAAAATTCTCTTGTAAAATGACCAACATCAATTTCAGAGTAGTCTACAAGTTTATTTGTACCCATTAACCATCGATCCCAGTATGTTGACTGTACAACAACTTTAGAAATGTTGTCGTGAGTGTCAAGCATATGTTTGATCCAACGGGGGTATTTTGAATTAGGAGTGCCGCCTTGTGCATATATGTAACATTGAGAATCAGCTAAATCTTCAGCAAAAATTTTAGCATAATTATTATCTTGCCACATACTATCTTGGTTAAGAAGTGTATTTCGCCAGTATCCTTGTGTATGACTACAACCTACAAAAAGAACGTTACCTTGCATTAGCAATACTCAGAGCTTGCCTCATTTCAATGTCAGTTTTAAATGGGCCTTGTGTTTCATAACGTTCAACCGTAATCATCTTTGGGCAAAAACTTTTAACCCAGCCTTTGTCAAATCTAATAATAAAGTAACCAGCACAATATAAACTTTTTGATTTTTCACTTTTTGTAAACAAAGGTAATTTTTTCTGTACATCATACATAGGATTATAAGGAGTGCAACTAGTCGCATATCCATGTACAATTTTATCTGATACTTCTTCAACTTCAGATGCTGTAGTAAATGATATCTCTGTGTTAAGAGTTTGTTTTAGTTTTTTTACTGAAGGGAAAAACCGTGTTCCTTCATCGTTAGTAAGCATATATTGTTTTTCTTCGTTAACGCTCAACGTTCCAAAACGTTCTCCGTTAGACTCAACAATCCAAAATTTATCCTTTAAAATTTCTTTAGCTTCTACGCTCATTTTGAATACCTCGCTTGTAATGGAATTGCAAATGTAGCGGCCTGATCTGCAATACGTTGCATATCCCACTTAGCACAGAACTTCATAAGACGCATACCTACTTGCGTAACATCTTTAGGCTCTACTTCTGCAATAGTATTATTAATTATCTCTCTAATTTCTGCAGGTTGTGCAGTCAAATCACACAGTGTAACGTTACGTGTGTAGTCATCTAGTACACGATGTTCTACGCCTTCATGATCNNTCAGTCCAACGTTGTAGCATCATGTTATTCCAGTTGTAGCCTTTTGTGTCTTTGTCTGCAAATGCTTCTTGTAGGCCAACTTTGTTCTTAGTGCCTTTTTTACGTACACCTGGATAAGCACTAAACACGTTGTCACTAGTATCACCACGCATACACTTTTCAAACAACATAAATGCAGGATCGGGTGCAGGCTTAGGCTCTTTAGTCTTCTTATCTAGCACATGATTACCTTTCTTATCAAAGTAACCTTCGTGTGTAATAGTAACATCTTGAATGCCATTGTACTGTTTTACATTAGGTGCAATAAGTTGTGCAAAGTCACCGTCTGTGCTAATAATAATATGGTTATCATTAGGATGTGATTGTACCCAACCAGCAATTAAGTCATCTGCTTCTAGTTGTGGATGTCGTATAACTGTACAATTAGTTTTTGTACTAACAAAGTCTTTAAACTCGTCGAAGATCTCCCAAAACACTTTATCTTCTTCAGACTCAGTAACAGTCATTTTATCACGAGCAACTTGTCTATTACGCTTGTAAGGTTCGTAAAAGTCTTTACGCCAACTACGACCTTCTAAACAAAACACAACATGATCTGCATCGAAGTCATTCCATGCTTTCTTAACACCTGCAAGTGTAATATGCAGGGCCATACCAACTTTAGTGTCAATGTCGCCACGCACTACATGTCTTGCACGAAAGAATGTGTTAGCTGTATCTACTAATATATGAGTCGCCATTTACATACACCCCGATACACATAATGAAAAAATGTCGCCATTCTGTACGAACGCAACTAACATTGTAATGCCTATTAATTCTAACATATTTTTGCCTTTGTATAATTTATAGTACTATTATAGCACCAAATCTGGCTTGTGTCAATCATTAAGATACTTCACTTTTGCCTTTGTCAATAGGCACAACATTAATATATCCTGCACCTCTATCAGTGTCTAAACCTTCTTCATCTAGCATTTGTATTACAATAGTTCTAAACCACTGGTCAACAATTTGTTCTTGACTTTCGCCTTTATAACCTGCATCAAGTAATTGCTCGATAAACTCATTGTTCCAGTCAAGCTCAAAGAAACCGTTCTTAATATTGTCGGGATTAACTTGGGTATCTAATACAGCAACCCAAGGTTCTCCTGCTTTAGTAGCCGCTTCTTTTTCTGCATCTAATGCTTCTCGACGAATTTCTTCTGAAGTCTTTTCTTTTACTTCTTCAATAATTTTAGGTTGTATACCTATTGCTTTTTTTATTTTATCCCAGTTGCTCATAATAGTCCTTTTTCTCTCAATTCTTCATCGAGTGGTTTTTTAATTTCAGCCTTCATTGCCTTTTCATGTTGACTGTTTTTATATTCACGTAACTTATCAAGTTCCCCAGGCATTTCCGAATA